CCGGAGCTGGTTCTCGTGGTGGTCACGTCATCGGGCACACCCGGTCCGGCAAGCCCATCTACCAGTCGGGCGCCCGTACGAAGGGGTACAGCGGCTGGGATCACGACGACGCGGCCGTTGCGCATCGTCGTCGTGCGGCTGACCACTTGAAGACGAAAGACAAGGTCAGCGCTCATCAGTATTCGAGTCCGGAAGCCGGTGCCAGCCATGCGGCGCACCACGAAGGATTCGAGCATCACAGCGCGCAGGCGACCAAACACGCGGATCAAGCTGCCAAGAAAGGCGTGCACAGTGGTGGTGGCGCCTTCGCGCCTGGCCATCACATGCACAACCCTGACCTCGGTCCCGCTCCCGAAGGCAGCGGTCCTGACACTCCCGATTTCGATGCGTCCGCGGCCGAGAAGCACATTCGATCCAAGAAAAAGAAGAAGGACGAGGCCAAGAAGGGCGGCATTGGAGATACGGATCTCGTGAAAGCTGGAGGTGAAGGCTCGCGCGGAGGCAGGGTTGTCGGCCATACGTCTTCCGGAAAGCCCATCTACGCCCAAGGCAACAAGAAGGCGCATGAAACCTTCAGCGAGCAGGATCATCGCGATGCTGCAAATCTCCATGAGAAAGCTGCCGGTGAGGAGCACAAGAACTACATGACCACACCAGAGGATGAGGGTGGTCGTGCCGCTTTGGAGCGAAAGAAGCGGCATCAGTTCTTGGCTGATCGTCACAAAAAGGCAGCGTTTCGCGCCAATCGCCACGGGAGCAACTACGGGACCAATGCCCCTGTGAAGAAGAGTGAGGTCACGACGGACAGTGTTCTTCCTTCGCCTGATGGACTCTTCAAGTCGTTCGTCGGCGGCAACGACCGGCTCGCCCACCGCCCTCGGTTCCGGGCGCCCCGTGGCGACAACCTCACGCTGAACGACTGAGCCCATGCTGTTGCCTCAGGCTCGTCACCAAATGTCGCTCCAGGATCTTGTCCCTCAGGACGAGATCCATGCGATGATCCGAGAGAGCTACAAGAGTCAGCTCTCGTCGACGGTGCATGAAGCCACGGCTGAGCTGGCTAAGACCCTCGTCGAGAACGAGGTGCATCGGTTCTTCGCCCCCGCCGCGAAGGATCTCGTCGACCAAGCTCGATACCAGGACTACCTCCTCAAGGCCGAGGAAGAGAGCAACCAGCGCAGCAAGCTCTCGCAGCGCATGAACCCGCAGGACCCCAAGGGTCTGCTTTACGATCCGTTCACCGCCCTCGACCAGATGGGTTTCCGTGAGCGCCCCACGGCCATCACGTACCAGACCCTCGCGGAGATGGCTCGACGCATCCCCCCATACACGGCCATTCTGCAGACTCGGATCAACCAGATTGCGGCGTTTTCTGAGCCGCAGCCTGATGAGCACAGCATCGGCTACAAGATCAAGCTGCGTGACCGACGCCAGGACATGACGCCGGAGCTTGAGCGGCGAGCCGACGAGCTGGCCAGGTGGGTCGAGCACTGCGGCAACCCGGACGTCAGCAAGAAGCGTGATGGGTTCGAGCACTTCCTCCGCAAGTCCACGTGGGACGCACTGGTCTACGACCAGTGGAACACCGAGGTCATCCCCAGTCAGATCGGACAGCCGGCCTATTGGCGTGTGCTGGACGCGGCGACCATCCGCATCTCAGACGACCTCGACGAGGATGACGACACCTACGACACGATCCAATACGTCCAGGTCTACGACGACACCATCATCGCGGAGTTCATCGAAGATGAGCTGATCTTCGGTGTACGTAACCCTCGATCCGACATCCGTTACGCGGGCTATGGCACGTCTGAGCTGGAGATGCTGATCGTCATCGTGACGGCGATCCTCTGGGGCATCGACTACAACGCGAAGTTCTTCAAGCAGGGCACCGTGGCGAAGGGCCTGCTCAACTTCAAGGGTGCCATCCCCGACCGCGAGCTGGTCAACTTCCGTCGTCATTGGAACATGATGTTGACGGGCAACAGCGGTGCTTGGCGGACGCCCATCGTCAACAGCGACGAGGTGCAATGGATCAACATGCAGTCGAGCAACCGCGACATGGAGTTCGCGTCGTGGCTCGATTGGTTGCTCAAGGTCACCTGCGCCGTCATGCAGATCGCCCCTGAGGAGATCGGCTTCCAGTTCGGCAACACCGGGCAGTCCGGCTCGCTCAATGAAGGCACGCAGGAGCACAAGCTCAAGTTTTCCAAGGACAAGGGCTTGGTGCCCCTCGCTCGCTTCATCGCGGCCGAGTTCAACAAGAAGGTCCTCTGGAAGATCGATGAGCGGTTCTCGCTCGAGTTCGCGGGCATCAACGCGCGCACGGCTGAGCAGCTCGCCGACTTGCAGGAGAAGGAAGGCAAGACCGTCAAGACCATCGACGAGCTGCGCAAGGAGCGTGGCCTCGAGGCAATGCCCAACGGCATGGGCAACATGATCAACAGCCCCACCTGGGTTCAGTGGAACCTCCAACAACAGCAGGGTGGCGGCGGTGACGGCAACGAAGACCAGCTCGATCGTGGCGGTCTTGAGATGGAAGACGACGAAGACTTCGACGACGGTGACGAGATGGATGACGGCAATGCGCACGGCCATCAAGCCGATGTCGATTACGACGACGATGGTGATGAGCAAGTCAAGGTGCGCGAGTTCGACAAGAGCTTGCGTGGTCGGCGCATCTTGGATCTGGAGATCGACGTATGAGATTCTTGCGCAACTTGCGCCTGCTCATCACTGATGACGATGCAGGCGAAGGTCTCAAGCTCTTCGACGAAGCGAACCAGCTCGGACGCACCGAGACTGCGGACACGTTCATCGACGCTGTCTCGAGCGGCAAGCTCAGTGTCATCAACGCTGACGGCCTCGTGTCCGTGCCGCTTGGCGACATCGGCACCGCGAAGGCCCTCCTCCTTGCTCCAGATGGACCGCTGAACTTCCGCATCAACGGCGGAAGTGTGGACCTGCCTTTGGGGGCTCCCGCTAGTGGCCGCGGTATGCTCTACTGGGAGGGCGACATCACGGAGATCCGGGTGGAGAACCCCGATGCGACCAGCAGCACCGTCTCCGTGCTTTACGCCATCGTTGGCGTCGAGTAGATAAACCGAACCCGGATCTCAAAGAGGAGAGCCTCAGATGACTGTCGGAACCGTCAAGACCAACTTCACCCCGGCCGAGCTGGCCGATCTCCTGCCGGGGATCGAGCTGAATCGTCCGCTCACCGGCTACCAGGCGACCATCGCCGCTGCCATCCTCGAGTCTCGGATCATCGACCGGCCTTCGCGGGTGCGTGACCTGAACGCTCTGGTGGGCACCACCGGCACCGCGGGGCAGACCGACGTCTCGGTCTTCAAGATCCCGGCGGCTGGCGGCGCCCCCGTGGCCCTGCTCAACAGCGCGCTCGTGTTCGACAACGCGGAGGCGGACGGTACCCGGAAGGCGTCCGCCGACTGGGACACGGACGAGTACGACCTCAACCCGGGCGACACCGTCTACGTCGAGGTCACCGCTGCGCCCACCGCTGGTGCGGACCTCCACTTCACGCTCAACGTCGATCAGCGTGCGGACCCGCCGTCGACCAAGCCGTTGCTCGTCGGTGGCGGCACTCCCTGATCCAAGTGGGTCGGATCAGACTGCGTTTGGAAGCTGACCCGGACGTCGACCTCAACGATGTCGACGTCCGGGAAAGCGTGCTTGAGAGCATTAGAGCGCAGCTCGACGAGGAGGCCGGTGCGGACTTGCAGAAGGCGCAGACCCACACGCACGGGTCAGGCCCGCGCAAGCTCCCGCACCGCTACCCTCAGGCGCTCATCGAGAGGACGACCAAGACCTCGCGCAAGCTGATGCAGTCCATGGTCGAGGAGATCACCACAGTCCTCGCCAAGTGAGATGAAAGGCGCTCGTGCCGCTCTTCACCGACGAGCAGCTCGAACAAGTTCGAGCCATCATCAAGCGGTACACGAACGCCCTCGGCATCTCGTATCTCGGTGCTGGTAGCGATCCGAAGTTCGTTGCGGAGCTGCGCGAGCAAGGACTCATCGAGGCCGACGCTGACGCGCCCGATCTCATCGGCGACAGCTTCGCCTATGGACAGCTCCTCGCCCGGAGCGGCGATCTGAAGCTCCGAACCTCGCCCCCAGACGAGGTCATCAAGCGACTGCAGCAAAACCCAGCACCGCCGCTCTCAGAGGCTGAGAAGGTCATCGTAGAGACCGCGCGCAGGCATGCCGGTCAGTACGTGCAAGCCCTCGGTGATCGCATCACCGCTGATGTGATGGGGACCGTTACCGGCCTCGAGGGCGGTCTCACCCCCGAGCAGATTCGCGAGACCGTCGCCAGCGAGACGGCCAAGAACCGTGAGCGTCGAGCCACTGCGGCCAACCTCAAGAAGCAGCTCACCGATCGGGTAGGCACGTGGGAGCGCGACTGGCAGCGCCTCGCGACCAGTGAGTCGAACGACTCGATCCAAGAAGGTACTGCAGTCAGCTTCGAACGGGACCACGATGATCCGCTTGTCTCAAAACTACCTCGACCAGATGCGTGCCCGGACTGTGTCCGGCTCTACCTCACCGCTGGGCAAGGCTCTGCGCCGAAGGTCTTCCGGCTCTCAGAGCTGCGAGCGAACGGCACCAACGTCGGACGAAAACGAGCCGCATGGAAGCCCACCGTCGGCAACGTTCATCCCTGGTGTGGATGTCAGATCGTTCGTATCCCGGCCGGGATGACCTGGTCGGTGGATGACGGCTCTCCTGAGTTGGTGCCCGAGGGCAGCGTGAAGAAGAGCGACAACAGCGACGAGAAACCCCTGACCGGCTCACCCTTCAAGCTCCACTATCGGACGGAACGCCACGGGCTGCCCATCTCCATCGAGAACAAGAAGGGATCCAAGCGGCGTTGGAAGGACCGCGACGGCAACGAAGGCGCGACAAAGATGCGCCACGCCTACGGGTACATCCGCGGAACCCACGGCGCTGACGACGACGAGATCGACTGCTTCGTGGGCCCAGACGTCAACGCATCCAAGGTTTACGTCGTGCACCAACGTATACGGAAGGATGACGGCACCTTCGAAGTCCACGACGAAGACAAGGTGATGATCGGGTTTTCGAGTGCACGTGAAGCCAAGCGCGCCTACTTGGTGCACTATGACGATCCAGGGTTCTTCGGGTCCATGACCCTGATGACCGTTGAACGCTTCAAGAAGGTCATCGAGAAGAACAAGGGCAAACGTCTGCGGCTTGTGAAGAGCTTCGAACCCGGTGAGATCCAAGTGCTGGAAGCGCAACGCGCACGGGCTGCAGAGCCGCCAGCTCCGAAGAAAGTTCCCGGCAAACGTCCCTGGCTGAAGAAGGCCATCCGAGACCAGCTCGACGTCGCATTACTACCTAAGCACTCGCAGCGGGCTGACCCGACCATCGTGCAGGGAGCCGACGATGTGCCTGTGAAAGCACGGCCCGCGCACATGACAGGCATCGCTGAAGCGGCCGGGTACACGCGCAACGGGCGCAAGGCCATCAAGAAGAAGGACGGGAGGCGTGCTCAAGAGGATGCCCGTCGACGGAACTGGGCGCCTGAGAATCGCCCCCAACATGGTCGCGTCGTCAGCCGAAAGCGCTGTCGATTACTGGCCTGAGATTCTGGCGCAGTTCCGAGAAGAAGCGCGCGCCAACGCCGCTGAAGTGGGAGAATCGAAGCGGAAGAACAACGAACGCATGGCCAAACGACGACAAGAGAATAGCCGCGTCTCCGACCTCACACGGAAGCAGCGCATGGCTCAACGATCCGAAGACCGAGAGCCTCAAGAGCGTCCGCTCATCAAGGCCGAGGACGCCACCTGATGCTCTGTCCCAAGTGCGGTCATCGACTTCTACGCAAGAGCGCCGACAAGCGCTTGCGGTTGCGTGTGCCCATCGTCGTCTTCGACGAGGAAGGCCAAGAGGCCAAGACCAGCTGTCCAGCCTGCAAAGAGGAGATTCCACTGCCTATCTCCCTGGAGAAGTCGGCCATTCCGGATGAGACGCCTCTGGTGCTCAGCAAAGGCCTGTTGGCCAAGACACCGCTTGACAGCAACTCCTGACGATCCGTAGGGTGGCCTAGTCCATAGGCCTGGCCCGCATACAGACGGGCACTAGAGGCGGACGCGAGACCTTCGAAGGTTGCGCGTTCGCCTTTCGTCTTTTTAGGAGTCGGATCGTCATGAGTGACTTCGCCGACGTGCCGTTCAGCTTCGATGTTGGCGTCGAGGTCTTTGAGAAGGCGGGAGAGAAACACTCTCGTCGGATCGGAGGTTTCGTCACGACGGACAAGCTCGACAAGCAGGGCGAGAAGCTCATTCAGGAGGGGCTCAACTTCAATCCCTTCTTGAAGGGCGGTTGGTTCAACGACAACCACAGCAAGGACACCTTCGGCATCGTCGGACACCCGACGAGCGCGGAGCTGATGACCAAAGGCGGCATGAAGGGCTGGTGGGTCGAGGGCTTTCTCCTCGAGGGCCAGAGCAGAGCCGATGCCATCTGGGAGACGGCGGTGGCTCTTCAGAAGAGCGGGCGTCGACTCGGTTTCAGCGTCGAGGGGAAGATCACCGAGCGCGCGGGCAAGGACGGCAACGTCATCGCTCGTGCTGACGTGAAAAACGTGGCGATCACCAACTGCCCCGTGAACAGCGACACAGCTATGGAGGTGCTCGCCAAGAGCTTGAGTGCCGCCAACGCTCAGCTCGAGAAGGCGTTGGCCATGGGCTCTGGTGCCGCGGGCGGTGTGGCCGGTGGCGTGCCTCACAACACCCCGGTGACCGGGGCCGGAGCCGGGCAGGTCCTGGCTTCGGAGTCTCTCGAGGGAGCGCAGCCCAAGAAGAAGCGCAAGAAGAAGCGCAAGGCGGGGCTGAAGAAATCCCAAGGCGTGGCGTTCCTGATGGAGCGCTACAGCATTTCTGCGAACCTTGCTGCTCGGATCTACGATCGAGTGGCGTCCCAAAAGTCGGCCAGACCGACGAGGAGTGAGTGATGAAGCGGACCAACGGACGCGGTCGGCTCCAGAAGGCTGCCGACAACCTGCACAAGAGCGAAGGCGGCACGGGCGGGTCCCGCGCCTACGACGACGACGGCAAGCCCGAGGAGGGCGAAGAGGAGGAGACCGAGAAGAGCCTCCCCTCCGAGGCCGACCTCATCAAGGCCATGGACGTGCTCGTCGACACCGTCGACGGCCTCGAGAGCGGTCACTCCGTGCGTCAGCAGGACCTGGCCGAGCGCATGGCCGCGGGTGAGGAGCTGACCAAGAGCGAGCGCGAGGAGATGGCGCGGTTCCTCAACGGTGACGAGATCGATGACGACTTCTTCGCCAAGTCGACCCGGGAGAACTGGGCCGAGGAGCCCCTCATCGCCGAGGGCTGGGAGATGTCCGGCTACCTGGACGCGCGCGACACCGCGTTCGCCAAGAGCCTCGACGAGATCAAGCAGGTCATCTCCTCGAGCAACGTCGAGAACAACGCCGTCGTCAGCCGTCTGGCCAAGGGCCTCCACGCGGTCGGCCTCAGCAACCTCACGCTTCGGCGCGAGGTTGCTGAGCTGCACGACCTCCTGAAGAGCGTCACCGGCCGCGCCAACGCGCAGCCGATGGCTCCCAAGGGGTCGACCCGCCCGTCGAAGATCGGGCAGAAGTTCGGCGAGGGGCAGCCCGCCAACGGCACCCAGGCCAACCTGACCAAGAGCGAGCAGCCCCTCGGTGCCCAGGGCATCCCCCAGGATCCCCAGGGCCAGAAGGAATACCTCAACAGCGCCATCACGGAGCTGATCAAGAGCACCGAGCCCGGCGGCGTCAACGCGGCGGAAGGCTTCGGCGTCCTCCGCGGTGTCGACCTCGTGTTCGAGCAGGCCAAGCTGGAGAACGCCAACCAGGTGTCGCCTCAGATGGCTCAGATCATCGCCCAGCACCGTGGCCTCGATCCGAGCGCCTTCACCCAGTCCTGAAGTCGGCGAAGGCAACTTCACGACCTGAATCGCCCGTTTAGGGCACACCAACAAGGAGATCCAACATGCATCCCGCATTCGGAACCCAGGTGTCTCTCGCCGACTACGAGGGTATCGAAGGGTTCGGCCACACGACGGCTGAGGAGGTCTTTGACCTCCAGAAGGCCCTTCGTGCCGGTCAGCAGATCAATCCCCCGGGCACCGCGGTCCCGGGCGACGGCTTCACCCTGAAGCCGGAGTCCCTGGAGCGCACCCTCTACAACGTCACGTTCCGCATGGATCACGTGAAGCTGTGGCGGGCGCTCGACAAGACGCCTGCGTTCAACACCGTCGAGGAGTTCTCGCGGCTCCTCGAGTACGGCAACGGCATCGCTGCCTTCATCGAAGAAGGTGAGCTGCCGGCTGAGCAGGACAGCACGTACGAGCGTGCGATCGACGTCGTCAAGTACATGGGCACGAC